AGTGAAAGTATTTCTAATAGGTCATAATCTTGTTTTAACTCTACAGTCAATTTTTGATTATTTCCTATTTCAGTACGTATTCTGTGTTTCTGCATCATATCATATAAATAGATTGGAACATAGTTTCCCTTAATTAATAATAATACAGAAAAAGAATTTTAAAATGTAGTGGAACCTAAAGATTTTACCCTAATTTTTATATCTTTATTAGGGAATCTAATTTGAAAGATTTGGTTACTCTTCATAAAAATTGTTGAGTCTGACTGAGCCACTTGTTTTGTTTCCTCATCACTATAACCCTGAGTTACTTCGGCTGTAGAATATTCTCCACCCGTTTTTCCGAAAACTCTTAAGTCAACAACATTAACAATACCTGATATGTTTGATATTACATTCTGTAACTCACCTACGAATAATGGATCACCCATTTTTCTTTTTTCTATATTGAAGAATGATGTTGATTGACTAACCACATCTTTGAGTATGTCTGTCTGATTAATATTCTTATCGACTAATAAATCGATTTCTAACCCTAAATCAAGGACTTCTCCACTTTGTATGTCAATGTAGTCATTAATCATTCTATAGTTCGTTAGATACCTTAATATGTTGTTTTTAAGTGTAGTTGATACAGTGTCATTTAAGTTACCCTCATCATCATAGGAAAGAAGTTTTATTTTAACTTTATTATCTTCCTCCATCACATTTACTTTCGCGGGTGCTCCATACGTAGACGGCATGGTCTCTATTAAAACTTTATAATCGTTAAGTGTTACTGCCCTATCCTGAGCAGCAAAATTATAACCAACCATATTTCTTATCTCTTCGATCGTTGGTTGATCTGAACCACCTACTGCAGGGGTTACATTAGTTGCATTTAGAGAACGTATAACTTGATTGTTAACATTCCCTAATGGTCCTGTTACATTAAACTCTACATTTTCTACACTTGTTATTACATTAACACCAAGATTACTATTTTTACCTCCACCTATTCTATATTTGATAAACACAGTTGAGTTTTTCTTAGGTGTTGACCCTAATGATAGATTATTTAAGTACGAACCTAAATTAACCTTCAATGTACCTTCATTAAACTTGTCTAAGTTATCAAGTGGATCAATATTACCAGACCCAAAAGTCACCGACATATATCCTTCTGGTGTGTATTCTGATATAAATTTGTTTGTTACTCTTTTATATTCTCCCGAAGTAAAGTTATCCGTATCCGATGTTTTAGTTTTGTTTGGAAGAAATACTTTATCCTCCATCAAACTTTTAACTTCATACCATCTATTTTTCTCATTTTGAAATTCAGAAGTTGATGGATTAGATGTGAAGTTGGTACCTTCCTTATGTATTATTGATGTTACACCTAAAACATTTTGTTCAGGTAAAAACAATTTTAAGAATGGTTTTTGGTCTTGTGCTCCAATTACACGTCTAAAAACTCTTGAGACACCATTAACTATCGCATCCCTTTTAGTGATTGTATATGATACTAACTTATTATTACTATCGAAATTTGGTATTTTAAGTCTGTTCGGTTCTCCTTTACTGTTAAATGGGCTTGAGAAATCTATATCTTCTATAGTTTCAAATGTTTGTCCTCCTCCTGATACTTGTGCTCCCGCTTTGAGTATACCCAAATATCTCTCATCTTCTTTATCACCTCTTACAGGTACATTTACTGAGAAGTCAGACAATGCGACTGATGGACGATTACCAGGTACATTAATACCATATGTTTTTGCAATATGAAAAAGTGACCTTCTTTGTTGTGCAAAATCTAACATTGTTTCTTGCCAAACTCTATCAATGTGATAGTGTAAGTTATCACCTATCGCGGCGTTAAGATCTAACATCACCGAATAAATCGATGCATCATTAGTGTTCTTTATTAAATCAGGATAAAAGTCCTTAGTTAAATTAACTAATTCCTCCCTTAATCCTGCGAAGTCTCTTTTAGCGTATGATATTTTTTTTGACATCTTATATATTAATTATTATAAAATCTGATGACGAAAACGCACCATTATTAACCGTGTAATCTATTTTAACTTTTGCGGTGTATGGTTTAGTCGATTCATCCGCAAGTCTAAATAATCTTTCATCATCTTCTTCATCCACTGTTGTTACGGGATCGGAATCATCTTCTGAAGAAATCACCTTAATTGAATTAATATCTAAGTTCGGTAAGTATTTCTTACAACCCTCTCTTATTTCTTCCTCAATTAAATTAAACGTAACCATATCGTTTTGATCAAAAATGTATTCATATATTCTTGTCCCAAAATCAGGTAAATAATATCTACTACCCTTCTTCGTAAGAATAAGATGAATAAGGTTTGCCCTGACCTCTTTTTCAGGGTTTGTAGTCATTTTTAAATAGTCTCCAGTCAGACTTTCTCTGAAAGGAAAGTCAATTCCATATGTTACTGCCATATTAATAAATATAATCAATACTAAAATGGTTGTAAATAAAAAACCCACCTTGATGGTGGGTTTATAAAAAAAGAGTAAAATATGGTTAAAAAACCTTATGACCCACATCCTTCACACTCAAAAGGTGAGTCGTCAGGTCGTATTGTCGGTTGTGAAACCATCTCTAATTCTTTATTATCACTTATTATTGAGTTGGAAGTCGGCATATTACTTTTTTCAACCACCTCTTTTTGTGGTTCCGACTCTACCTCAGGTGTTTTCTTCTTGGATGTACTTACACCTAAACCTTTAAGTGGGTCAACCGCAGATTTTGTTCTTAAGTAATACATTCCTGTTTTTAAACCTAAGTTCCATCCATGTAAATGTGCCGCCAATAACTTCGCCTTTGTAGCATTACTTATAAAAAGATTAAGTGACTGTGATTGATCAATAAAAACAGATCTTTTCGCGGCCATATTCAGTAACGTTTTTTGAGACATTTCCCAAACAGTCTTATAAACTTCCTTTACATCGACAGGGATTTCAGGAATGTTTTGTACAGACCCATTCTCCATTATAAGTTTGTTCTTGATTTCGTCATTCCACAAATCATTTTCCATTAAACTCTGTACGAGGTGTTTATTAATAACAATAAATTCACCACCTAATGTTCTTCTTGAATATAGATTAGAAGTAAATGGTTCGAATGCCTCGTTATTACCTAAAATTTGTGCTGTGGATGCTGTTGGCATTGGGGCCAATAAAAGTGAATTCCTAACACCATACTTAACCACCTCTTTTCTAAGTGATTTCCAATCCCATCTACCCGATAAATCGTTATCTTTTAATCCCCACATTTGATATTGGAAAATACCTTTTTCTATTGGTGATCCCGAAATAGACTCATACGGACCAACATCAGAAGAAATATCTTTAGATGAAGTCATTGCCGCAAAATAAATAGTTTCAAATATGTCTGTTTGAAGTGTATCCGCAACCTCAGATTCGAAAGGTATTTTAAGAATACAAAATACATCTGCCAAACCTTGTATACCTAACCCAATTGGTCTATGTTTAAAATTAGATCTCTTAGTTTCTACGGTAGGGTAGAAATTTAAGTTGATTACGTTATTTAAGTTTCTTACCACTTGATAAACATAATCATATAGTAGATCGTGACTAAATTCTCCATCTACAACATATTTTGGTAATGCAATAGACGCAAGATTACAAACCGCCTGTTCTGTAGGGGAACTATATTCAATAATTTCCGTACATAAGTTAGATGATTTAATTGTTCCTAAATTCTTTTGATTCGATTTAGAGTTGGCCGCGTCTTTATATAACATGTACGGTGTACCTGTTTCGATCTGTGCCGTCAATATTGCATCCATAAGTTTTCTTGCCTTCACTACTCTTCTACCTTTACCTTCTTGTTCATATTTCTCATATAACTCAGTAAAGTTTTTAGATTCAGGTGAATCATAAACATCAGATAAACCAGGTGCTTCGTCAGGTGAGAATAAAGTCCAATCCCCATCTTGTTTAACCCTTTCCATAAATAAATCAGGAGTCCACATTGCAAGAAATAAATCTCTTGCTCTCATCTCTTCCTTACCATGATTTTTCCTTAGGTCAATAAATTCAAAGACGTCGGCATGCCATGGTTCAAGGTATATTGCAAATGAACCTTTTCTTTTACCACCTTGATTAATCCATCTCGCAACTTCGTTGTAAGTTTTCATCATTGGTAATAATCCGTCCGACTCACCACCCGTACCTTTTATGTATGAACCTTTCGCTCTTACATCATGTACGTGTAATCCAATACCTCCAGCCCACTTAGATATGTTAGCAACATCCTTTACGGTATTAAATAATGAATCTATATCATCACCTTTATTACCAATAAGGAAACAAGATGACATTTGTGGTCGTCTTGTACCCGCATTAAATAAGGTTGGTGTTGCATGAGTATAAAAGTGTTGGGACAAGTCATTATAAATTCTAATTCCTTCTTCTACATTACCATTACATATTCCCATTGCAACTCTCATATACATGTATTGAGGTCGTTCAACAATCTTTTGACTAATTTTTAATAGATATGATCTCTCTAAAGTTTTAAACCCAAAATAATCAAAATCAAAATCCCTTTCTTGTACAACCGCACCATCAATGGTACTTTTGTTTTTCATAACGAATTCATATAAATCGTCAGATATTAGTGAAGATTCTTTACCTGTTCTTGGTTCAATAAAAGAGTATAATTCTTTTATCGCTTGTGAAAACTTTTTAGGTGTGGTTTTATGTAGATTGGTAACCGCCAACCTACCCGCAAGTTTTGCATAGTCAGGGTGAGTCGTCGCCATAGCCGCCGCAGTTTCTGCCGCCAAAGTATCTAACTCTGTTGTGGTTATTTCATCATATATCCCTTGTGTAACCTTTAAGGTAATATATGTGGGGTCTACGTAATCTAAGTTTAAATCAGAACACAATGCAGATATTCTCCTTGTGATCTTGTCATATTTCATTTGTTCTAAGGAACCGTTTCTCTTTTTTACCTTCATCTCTATTAGTTGTTAAAAGTCCATATCTCCGAACGCAGAATCTATATCTTCTTCGGTTTCGTTATTAACACCCGCCTTTTGGTATTCCGCCACTCTTTTCTCAAAAAAGTTAGTCTTTCCTTGTAATGCTATGTTTTGCATAAAGTCAAATGGATTTTCAGTGTTAAATTTCTTTTCAATATTTAAAGAATCTAACAATCTATCGGTAACAAATTCTAAGTATTGTTCCATTAAATCCGCATTCATACCGATTAACCTAACCGGTAGTGCCTCAAGAATAAATTCCTTCTCAATCTCTAACGCCGAAAGAATTATTTCCTCAATTCTCCCTTCAGGTAATTTATTTTGAATATGTTCATTGTATAAATGACATGCAAAATCACAGTGAAGTCCTTCATCTCTTGAAATAAGTTCATTAGAAAAAGTTAAACCTGGCATTAACCCACGTTTTTTGAGCCAAAAGATAGAACAAAATGATCCTGAAAAGAAAATACCCTCTACCGCCGCGAATGCAATTAAACGTTCCGCAAATGAATCTGATTCAATCCACTTGAGTGCCCACTCCGCTTTCTTTTGAATTGCTGGAATGGTTTCGATAGCATTAAATAATCTATCTTGTTCTTCAGTGTCTTTGATTAGTGAATCAATTAATAATGAATACGTTTCCGAGTGGATGTTTTCCATTGCGATTTGAAAACCGTAAAAGAATTTTGCTTCAGTATATTGTACATCATTAATGAAATTTTCTGCAAGATTTTCATTAACGATACCATCAGACGCCGCAAAGAATGCCAATACGTGTTTAACGAAATGTCTTTCGTCATCGTTCAATTTATTAGTCCAATCACTAACATCTTGTTGTAAATCAATTTCTTCCGCAGTCCAAAAACTCGCTTCTTGTTGTTTATAGTACTTCCAAATATCGTTGTGTGTTATTGGGAATAGGACAAATCGTCCAGGATTTTCTTGTAAAATCTTTTCATTCATGTTTTTATTGTATTTAGTTAAGTTAATTATATTACGTTGTGTGTCTGTTTGTATATCTCTGCTGCACGGTTAATACCTTGTTCTTGTTTCCTCATTTGATGACCCAATAAAGTTTCTTGTTCCGTGACATCGATATCCATAAATTCATTATCGAATTTACAATTGTTAAAGTTCACACCGTCTCTACCAATTCGCGACTTAATTAAACTCATATTAGCCGTCTTATTATCTTTTTGTTCTAAACTCTTCGCAATAGAAAGAATTATATGTGCCGTCTGTGCCTTTTTAATTGAACCACCCATATCATCTACATTTACAATGTCTGCAGATATTGAACTTCTATTACCTTGTGATGCTGTCCACAATGCCACATTTAGGTCGTAACACATCGCATCTAATTGTCTTATTACAGAACCCTCACCTTTCCACTCTTCATCATATCCTTTTGATCTATCCGCGATCATACAATCCACATAATCAATAACAACTAAATCCGCCTTAAACCCTTGTGACTGCAATTTTAATAATTTTCTTTTAACATCACTAACTGTGGTGTTATAATTTTCCATTCTGATAATTTTTAAACCACCAAAACTTTCTCTTTCTTGACATTCACGTGCTTTAGATATTGTCTCTAACTTAGCCTCGGGACTTTCAACTTGTTGATCGGTACTAAACCCTGACCAACATGTGAAATGTTTCTGTCTAATTTGTGTCTGAGTATCTTCAAAAAATATTTGTACAACATTGTGACCAGTGTTTGCCGCGGTGTTCGCGAACTTAGTAA